GACTCAATGGCTGGTTACTGGGTCATGAGCATCTCTAATACTAACAATGACCTTCTATTGGATTCTATTCCTTTGATTACTGGTTCTTATCCTGCTGCTAATATCTTAGGACAGTACAGGTACCTTAGAATAGGTAGCTGGTACGTTGTAAATGTATCTAATATAGTTCCTAAGGTGGGAGCTTTTACAGGATACGGTGAGGGTTGGTACGGTGCCGGTCCTTATGGCGGTGAGCTCGGTCTAGGTGGAACTGATTATCCAAATGACACTAACCTGGGTAGTGACTTCCAACTTTGGGTTGGGGACACACCAGATGTGTAGGAGGTTTCTGTGCTCATGTTACTGGTAACAATCTTAATAGTTCTGTTTGTTGCTGGTTTAGTTTGTTGGGGAATTTCACAGATTCCAGGGTTACCAGCAGTTTGGCTTAGAATAATTCAGATAGTGATTCTCATCCTTGTTTTAATTTGGATACTCGGACACTCTTTACACAGATTTAACTTTTAAGAGGTCTCATGCCGACTCCTCCACCGACAACATTTTATAAAAAGAGACTTACTTTAGCCTCTGATATACCATTCTTTGGCCGGGCCTGGGCTCTGATATTCAGTTCAACTCAAAGTAATCCTGGGGCACCAGATATCATAATCTCTAGTGATGCCTTCGAACCGGAAGCCTTAAGAGTTACTTTTGATATTAATCAGTATGCGTTCTCGGCTTTTTGGCACGCTGAAATAACTATCTTTAATGCCAATGGAGGAATTACTGCTGGACCATCTAAAGGAGTTAATCTTACTAAGGCTGTTATCTCAGAAGGGGATACAATTACCTTAATGGCTGGTTACCAAGCTGATTATCCTGATATTCCTCCACCAATAATTTGGCAGGGACAAATCTTCTATACTTTACAGGACCGTGACAATGTAGTAGATCAGCGACTTATTATTCATAGCTTAGTTAGTCGAGCTCTAACTACTCAAAATTTTATAAATGCTACGGCACCAGCCTTTCTATCACAATTTGAACAAGCTAGATACATTGCTGATAATTCTGTTAATAAGATTCAGATGAATCCTCAGCAAATACAATCAGCTTTAAGTGCGGCTCCAATTAAACGTGGAGCAGCTAATCTTCCACGAGCAAAGACTTATTTTGGTCCACCGCACCAGTATCTTCAGAAATTAGCTGAACAAGCTAATTGTCTCTCTTGGTTTGATGCTCATCACTGGCAGGCTGATTCTTTGCAGAAGCCTACTGGTGAATTAGTGGGTACCTATGCACCAGTTAATCTTCTAGGTGGACCTCCTCAGAAAATTGGTAAAGTTTCTTTAAGCTTGATTGGTCAACCTCAACAGACTCAACAAGGTGTAACTTTCCGCATACTCTTGGATCCTAAGGTTCAAGTACTTGCCCCACTTCCTTTAGTTTCCCTACAGAAGCAATACATTCGACAAGCTCCTATCCCTTATCCTTTACCGCCAGATACTTTCATCGCAATTCCTCTCTCTGAAGATGATACCTATGTAGTTGTAGGCGTACGTTTTATTGGAGATACTAGAGGAAACGCGTGGTATACTGATGTTATTGGAGCTACTCAAATTCAAACTGTAGTTTCTTTGCTTGGTCAGTTTTTAGATGCTGATCATTCCGCTAATTAGGAGGTAACGTGTTCTCTATAGCTGAGCGTCTAGGTGTCTCTACTGAGGCTGTAGAGGGACATGCCTGGCAGTGGGCCTGCATGCTTCGTTGCGCGGTACCTGGTATAGTAAAATCTTTTTCTGCAGAGAAGCAAACTTGTACCGTTCAAGTAGCTATACAGGAACTTATATTAAAGCCTCCACCAGTTACTTCTCAAGTTCCTAAACCTGGAATGATTCAAAACATTCCAGTTGCTGAATCTATTGCGCCTCTTCAAGATGTCCCAATCATAATGATGAGAGTACCAGGCTGGTCGCTTACCTTTCCTATAGTAGAAGGTACGGAGTGTCTCCTACTCTTTGCTGATATGTGCATAGATGGTTGGTGGCAGAATGGTGGGATCAATCCGCAGTATGACAGGAGACGTCATGACCTCTCTGATGCTTTCGCATTATTTGGTCCTTGGTCTCAACCCAATACACTTCCTGGTTACTCTACTGACTCTGTTCAACTTAGGTCTGATGATCATACTGTTGTGGTTGATCTCCGAACTACTGGAGTTACTATCACTGCTCCGGCAGTTACGATCAATACCACTGGAGCTACAGTTGTCAATTCTACGGGAAATGTCACGATCGAATCCGCCGCAGTTGTACACATCAAAAGCAACGGTGGCGACACTATAATAGATCTGAAAGATTTCTTGCTGCATACACATAGCGGCGTTCAGACTGGTAGCGGCGTATCAGGACCGGTGGTGTAACGTGGCGGTTATTACAGTGAGAGCAATTGATCCAGCTACTTTTGATCCTTTTCAAGGTAACGGTCAAGAGAATTTTATAGCTGATCTACAAGCTGTAGTACAGATCATTAATACTAGACTAAGGCTATTTCAAGGAGAGTGGTTTCTTAATCTTTTAGATGGTCTATCGATGTTTCAATCTATATTAGGTTCTCCAGGGAGCGCACGTAACCTTCAAGTTATCATTAATCTGATCTCTCAGAGAATTCAGCAGACTCCACATGTTATTAACGTTAGTAACATTAAAGCTTCTTATCAAAATAGAAGGTTCGCTTTCGCTGCTAAGGTTACCACTGAATTTGGTACCATTAATGTTACAAATTCTCCTGGTTCTACAGCGTCTCTAACTGCACAAACCTGAGGATGAGATGACCTACTTTGCTCCTATTATCACATCAGCTGGCCTATTGGTGCCAAGCTACCAGGATATTCAAAATGACCTGATAGACACCTATAGGACGATTTATGGAGCCTCTACTTATCTTGGAAACGACTCAGCTGACTATCAGTGGATCTCTGCTGTCTCTTTGAAACTTAGTGATAATTTTGGTTTAGCACAGTTAGTGTATAACAATAGAGGACCAGCTACTGCTATTGGTTCGGCTTTAGATGGTATAGTAAAGATTAATGGTATAGCTCGGTTAGCTGCTACACATTCACAAGCTGTGTTAACACTCTCTGGTGTACCTGGTACCGTAGTTTCTAGTGCGGTAATTTCTGACGTTAACGGTATCTTATGGAACCTACCACCTACTGTAATTATAGGAGCCGGAGGTACGGTAGGAGCGGTAGCTATCTGTGCTCAGGCTGGAGCGATTAGTGCGACTGCTGGTACCATTATTTACCCTATTGGTGGCTTTACTGCTGGTTGGACAGGGGTTACTAATGCTGCTGATGCTACAGTTGGAACCGTTCCTGAGACTGATTCTCGGTTACGGGCCCGACAAGCTATATCAGTAGCCTTACCTTCAGAAACTAGGCTGGCTGGTACACAGGCTGAGATTGAAGCGGTAGAGGGAGTTACCCGAGTCAATGTTCTTGAGAATCAGACAGCAGTGACTGATTCATATGGTAATGGTGGTCACTCCGTAACTTGTGTGGTTGAAGGTGGTACTGATCTTGATGTAGCTACAGCTATTTTCAATAACCGAGGTATTGGCGCCAATACTCTTGGTGGTAACCCTTCAGCCACTCAAGTGATAGTACCGGTTACTGATCCAAACTCTGGTAACATTACAAATATTGGTATCTACCGGCCTACGTATGTTCCTATCTATGTGATCTATACAATTCATCCCTTGACAGCTGCTTTTAACACAGCCATGCAAACTGCTATTATAAAAGCTACAGCTGATTATCTTAATAGTTTGGAGATTGGAGAATCAGTAACTCAATCAGCTTTGTATGGAGTGGCTCTATCGGTTATGCCTGATTTAACGAGACCAGATTTTTCAATTCATATCGTGAACCTTGGAACGACAGCTTCTCCTACAGGTACTACTGACATTACCTTGACTTTCTATCAAGTTGCTCAGGGTAGCATCGCTAACGTATCTATAGTGGTGGTGTAGCATGGGTAC